CATCAGGATTTGCTGATGATGCCCTAGAAAACATCCTATTCATATTAGTAACTAAACTTAAATTAGGTACATCTGTAGCAGTTGTTAACATATTAGAACACCCAAAAAAAGCCCTTTCAAAACTACTCCAAGCAACTTCTCCCCATTGTTTAATGTCAATAATCTTATCCTTATCTCCACCATTATCAAAAGCAATTCTATTAAACCCATTAACCTCTTTAGCTTTAATTTCTAAATCATACACACCACTAGAAGGTAAAGTGATAGTTTCTGCACCACTTAAATTATCAAAAGTGGCTACAACTATATCATTTTGTTTTGCAACTACATCATAATCACCTTCTGCACCTGTAAATTCAAATTGTTCTGAATTAGATATTCCAGCTTTAGTTGTATCAACTTCCATAATAAAAGGTATCTTAACACCACCGTCAGTAATAGTCCAATTATATGTATTAACCATTGTATTTCTACCAGCTTGTCCTGAACTGAAATACTGTATACCTGATGCACCAAATGGTACGTCTTGTTGTAAAGTTAATAACGACCAATTTTCATAAATAGAAGTTAAGTTTGTTGTTGATAGAGAAGAATCATCAAACATAAATTCCATAGTATTAACATTACTTACATTCCAATTTGATAAATCTTGATTAAAAGATGAAGCAAGATTAAATAAGTAAGACATATTTGTTACACTAGAAGTGTCCCAAGTAGATATATCTTGATTAAACCTACTATTTGCATAAAATACACCTTGTATATTAGTAATACTAGATGTGTTCCATCCCGATATATCTTGGTTGAATATACAATTTGATGATGCAAACATATTACTTATTGTTAAAGCACTTGACATATCCCAATTATTTAGGGGTTGGTCAAACTTAGCGGGTTCTGTTGAACCATATCCTGCAAACATATAACTAAAGTCAGTTACATTACTTACATCCCAGTTATTTAGAGGTTGATTAAATAAAGTTGTTCCATAAAACATATAACTCATATCAGTAACACTACTTACATCCCAATTATTCAATGGTCGGTTAAATATATAAGCATAGGCGAACATGGCAAACATATTAGTCACACTACTTACATCCCAATTATCAATATTTTGATTAAAGGAAGTTGCATTAGAAAACACACTTTCCATATTAGTAACACTACTTACATTCCAATTATCAAGGGGTTGGTTAAATGGTGTATCACGAAACATATTCTTCATATTCGTAACACTACTCACATCCCAATTATTTAGAGGTTGATTAAAGGAAGTTCCTTGAAAAATAGCAGGCATATCATCCACACTGCTAACATCCCAGTTATTTAGGGGTTGGTTAAATAAAGTTGCACGAACAAACATATTTCTCATAATAGTAACATTACTAACATCCCAACTATCAAGAGGTTGGTTAAAAGAAGTTACATCACCAAACATTCTTTCCATATTAGTAACATTACTTACATCCCAACTGTCAATAGGTTGGTTAAATAAAGTTGCTTCTCTAAACATAAACCTAAAACTATTTACATTTGTGAGATTAGGAGAATCTGTAAAACTACCTACAAAATTTCTACATCCATAAAATGCAGTATTAAAACTAGACCATACAATGCTTCCCCATTGTTTTATATCTGTTAGTTTAAGCTTATCTCCTCCATTATCAAAAGCAATTCTATTAAAACCATTACTAGCTTTAGGCATTACTTCTAAATCATAAACACCAGAACTAGGTAAAGTAATAGTTTCTGCACCACTTAAACCATTAAAACTAGCTACAACTATATCATTTTGTTTGGCAACCACATCATAATCCCCTTCTGCACCCGTAAATTGGAATTGGTTTGAAGCACTACCTGCCTTTGTAGTATCTACTTCTATAATAAAAGGTATAAAAGTGTTATCAAAAATAAGATTTTCACCTAAATACAATTTTTTAATTTCTACACCTCCTAAGTATGCTTTATTTATATTTTTATTACCTAATTTTATAGCCATTTTTTAATTAATTTTTTAGTCTGTTATAATATAAAATGTAGTTAATGTTGGTGTTGATGCATCATATTCTGCTTGGGTTAATGATACTATATTTGCTACTACATCACTCCCACTGGGTTCATTTATAGTCTTAGAGTCTATCTTTTGTGATAGTGTATTACCATTATTATCCACCACTACAGTTCCTTTTATAGTACCAACAACATCTAATTTAGTACTTGGACTAGTAGTACCTATACCTACATCTCCTAAATCAGTTAATCTAAAACCTTCTAGGCTATTTGGGCCATAATTAAATCTTATTTTTCCATAAGAACCAAGAGTACTAGGTGTTAAAACCATATTTCCAGTCAGACCATCATAAGGCAAAAAACTAGAGTTATTAGCACCTTCAAAGGCTTTACCACTATCAAGTTTTATGCTTTTGTCAGTATTAAATTGACCTGTTATGTTTAATCCACCTTCTATATTAACAGCAGAAGTACCATTTAATGTTCTTAAATTTATACCACCCGTTTGTGGATTATACATTTCAATAAAATTACTTCTAGAAATTCCTCCAAATATTTTATCTCCTTTATTCTTAAAGTGTAAATTTCCAACTATTCCTACCTCACCATTAAAAACAGGTTGATTAAGAGATGACTTATTATTTAAAACACTCACTAAATCTGTTTGGTCTAGTAATGAACCTTGTATATCTCCCCAAGAAATACCTAATTCATCCACATATGCTAATCCCTTCCATTCAGTTCCGTTATGTATCGTTGGTCTGTTATTATCATCAGAATCGTAAATTAATAATCCTTCTTTACTTGAATTTGTTATACCACTTGTTGTGGTTCTATAAAACCTAACTGCCCCATTCTTATAAATAGTAAACGCATCATCTCTAGAACCGTTTGTGCCATTACCATAGTTAACTAATCTATCAGTATCGTCATTATTAGGTATATAATCGGTACCGTATATACCACCAGAATGTTCACCAAATGCCCTAGCAAAGTTATTATCACCCTCGGCATGGGAACCTCTACCACTAGCTATTGTATCATTACCTTCAGCGTGTGAGTACGTACCAAGAGCTATTGTATCATTACCTTCAGCGTGTGAGTACACACCACTAGCCTCAGTATCATTACCTTCAGCATGAGAACTAACACCACTAGCTATCGTACCATCACCTTCGGCGTGAGATTGAGAACCACTAGCCTCAGTACCTAGCCCTTCAGCATGTGAAATAACACCACTAGCTTCAGTATCACTACCTTCAGCGTGAGAGAAATTACCACTAGCCCTTGTATAACTACCTTCAGCATGTGAAATAACACCACTAGCCCTTGTATAACTACCTTCAGCGTGTGAATATAACTCACTAGCTTCAGTATAATTACCTTCAGCGTGTGAAGCTACTGCACTAGCCTCAGTATCATTACCTTCAGCGTGTGAATATAACCCACTAGCTATCGTACCATCACCTTCAGCGTGTGAAGCTACTTGACTAGCCTCAGTATCATTACCTTCAGCATGTGAAATAACACCACTAGCTTCAGTATAACTACCTTCAGCGTGTGAGTACGCACCACTAGCTATTGTATCAGTACCTTCGGCGTGAGATTGAGAACCACTAGCTATTGTATCTTTACCACCAGCGTATGAATATAACCCACTAGCCGTTGTATTAAAACCTTCAGCAAATGAAAAGGCACCTGTTGCGCCCTTTGTTGTTGATGGGTCATCACTAAAGCTAAAATCTTTTGCATTTTCACCAATACTACCATAGTTACCAGCAACCCTATCTTTTAAGATATAACCAATACCATTACCTTCATCTACAGCTGTTAATTGACCTACATCATTTAAAACTAAACTACTTAAATCTGTTGTAAATGCTGATACGGCATTACTCATATTATAATAAATGGTATTATTATCAAATGTAGTTCCACTTAGGTAACTATCACTCCCCAATGCAGGTTGAATTATAAATGTTTTATTAAATCTTGAATCATTCATAGTTACGTTAATTTTCCATTAATTACGAGTGCTGAACTTGATGATGAATCATCAGTCGTTATTGTCACGTCAATCTTATCGTTAATACCTACATTAATAGGATTAGTTATCTCCAAACCACTAAACACTTCAGTATTATTAACTTCTATTATTACACTAGTCACGTTGGTTAAATTTCGTAAACTAATTAATTGAGAATTGAAATCAGAGTTAAAATCAAATGTTAGTGAACTATTGGGTTTAAAAGTTATATCATATAAAAATGTGTTTTGAGTTACTTGTTTAACCTTAAATCCACTTTTAGTTTTACCTTTTAAAACTTCTTTGAATTTGATGTTAGCTCTATTAATAGTAGGTATTAATTCGAAATCATCTTCATCTAAAATGTAACCTAATATCTTCATCTCAAAACTTTGTACATAAAACCTTCTTTTATCAAAATCACTTTTTTGACTCTCATCCCCTATAGTCTCTAAATGTATTGGCATTGGGTGTCCGTTAACTTTGATGTAAAATTGTCTAGAGTTAAAAGTTTTCTGTATTTTTTTATGAAATTTATTTAAATCTTTCATTCTATTACAAAACAACCTAACCTCATAATTTATATCGATTGAAGTTGGTTGAGGTATTTTATACGTATCAATACCCTTTCTTCCATCTACATTAGTAGGAACCTTCAAATAAGTATATAAATTACGACCTGGTATATTCCAATTACCAGCTTGATTCGTACCCACTTGTAAATTAGGTTCTCTAACTATTGTAATAAAAGGCATTTTAACATTTTTATATTTATCAGAAAAACTCCAAGTCTTACTAAATTCAGCCCATTTTTGTATTGTTAGGAATAAAACAGGTACTTCCTCACCATCAACTTGTAATGATATTTCATCATCAACAAATTCAATAAAAGTTCTATCAATATCCTCAGTCTCTACACCCTTAGGTAGGTACATGCCTTTATAATCAATATCATCTAAATACTCTTGCCTCCTCTCAGGTCCAGTACTTTGTTTAATAATATTAACATTTTTTCTAAATCCTTTTGGTAAACCTGACATTATGTTATTTTATTAAATTTAGTTAAATTATCTTTAGTCATAATTTTATAATATTTATCTTCCGTTAAATTCATCTTCATTGGCTATAGTACACTCAATCATTCTATAAGCGCTTTTATAACCCATTATTGTGTGTTTATTGTCGTAGTTCTTTTCACCAGCGTTAGTTACACTAAAATAAATCATGTCAGTTTCATTAATTGGATAACCTACATAATCACCTACAGTAACGTCAACACCTAATTCGTTCAAATGCTCTACATAAACAATAAAACTTAAATTACCATCTTCTTGATACCTAAAGTTTGACTCATTATAAGTTAAATTCTTAGCTTCATTAATTGTAGGAGTGACGTATAACTCAACAGGTGGGTGGTAATTCAATTCATTAGCGTTAGCTTCATTATATATGTCATCAGATTGTGTCGTCTCTCTATCAACCCTATACAAAATAACTGTGAAGTTACCATCACCTTCCATAGATTCTCTACCCATTTCAATTTCTAAATCAAAATCTTCACCTGAAAAAAACTTGTTTATTCTCTTAATTGGTATTTTTCTTTTTCCGTTACTCATGGTTAATCTATTAGCTTTAAAGATAAATATTTAACTATTAGTAAATCTGACGATATACTTTACTTTTTATTAAAAATAACTATATTAAGTAATGTAATATATTGTTAAACACTTAAAAAATTGATAGATATAAATAATTTAAAGGGTAGGGGTGCAGTAACTTTATTGCAAACATACGAAGGTATTAACCCTTATATAAAGGAGTTAAAATCTAAGTTACTCAAAACAGGTAAAATAAGTTTAACTGAAGGGCAATCTCAGTACATAACTGATTTTCACGATACTCCACCTCAAGTTTTAAACAAGGTGGTTGAAATAAACCCATTATTGGGTAACTCTTTAAAGGAAAAAGAAAATCTATCTTTTGTTCCAGAAAGAATTCTAATTCAAGCCATGTTAGCTGACCAAGAAAAAACTTATCACGTATACGGTAAGCTTAAGAGGAATCAGAAACACGCTAAAATGTATTTCTTACCAAAAACTATGGTATTGGATGACCCTTATTTTACTGAGTGTGATTTAGATATTGACTGGGAGAGGTACGAAAAAATGGACGCTGACTGTAGGTTACCTTATGAGCACCAAAAAACTGGAATTGAATTTTTATCATGCAGAGATGGTGCTATTTTAGCTGACGATATGGGTTTGGGTAAAGCGGTGATTATCAATGAGTTAGTTTACACACCAACTGGAAAGGTTAAAATTGGCGATTTAAAAGTGGGTGATTATGTAATTGGTTCTGATGGTAAAAAAACAAAAGTTCTTGAAGTTCACCCACAACCTAAAAAAGACTTATTTAAAATAACATTTAATGATGGATATTCTACTATTTGTTGTAAAGAACATATGTGGACTGTTACAGCAAATAATGGTAGTGTGAATAATAAAAATAGGTCAATTAGATACACTAATTTAACAATCGAACAAATGTTGGATAAAGAATTAGAGTTAGAACAAAGGGGTTTTGGATGGAATGAGAAAAGACCTTATAAGTTTAAAACATATTACAAACAACCTAATGGACAAAACAAATGGCAAATTCCAATTGTTAAACCAATTGAATTTGAAAATGAATATAAATTACCTATTGAACCTTATTTATTAGGTGTTACTTTGGGTAATGGACATATCAAAAAAACGGGTGTTATTAGTATTGGCTTACATAAAGCTGATTTTGATGAAATATTTAAAAATCAATGTGTTAATGAAAGTTCAGGTGGTTTTAATATAAGATTAAATTATTTAAATAATTTAAAAGAAGAAGTATGTGCACTTAAATTAAATGGTACTTTATCTCACACCAAATTCATTCCAGAAATATATAAATATTCTTCAATTGAAGATAGATTAGCTATCCTTCAAGGTCTTATGGACACTGATGGTCATTGTATGAAATCAAAAAGCGGCAATTTTACTGGAACTGAATATTGTAGTGTATCTGAACAATTAGCTGATGATGTGGCTGAAATTGTACATAGTTTGGGTGGTATTGTAAGAAAGAAGAGTAAAATAGGTTCTTATAAAAATTCAGATGATGAAAAAGCTTATCGTTTAAATATTAAATTACCAGAAGGGATGAATCCATTTAGGTTAAAGAGAAAAGCTGATGAATATAACACACCTGAAAAATATAAGGTTGGTAGATACATTAAAAATATAGAATCTATTGGTGAAGGTGATAGTGTGTGTATTAAGGTTGATGCTGAAGACTCATTATTTGTTATTAATCATGGTATTGTTACACATAATACATATCAATCAATTATATCCTCTTTAGAAGTTGGAGCTAAAAAAGTGTTAATCGTATGTCCAGCTAGTGTTAAGATATCTTGGCAAAGGGAAGTTGAAAGCTTCGGTAAGAAAGCGATTATAGTTAGTGGTAGTAACTGGCCAGACGTTGGTCAATATACAATTATAAATTATGACATTCTAAAGAATTTTCATTCAACAGGTTCTCGTAAGAAAAATGAACCTTACTATGAGGATATCATGAAAGAAAATTATGATTTAGTTATCATGGATGAAGCTCATAAAATTAAAAACCCTAAAGCTCAAAGAACTAAAATAATGAACGACATTATAGAGCGTGGTAATATAGAAAAAGTTTGGTTATTAACAGGTACACCAATTGCCAATAAACCAATGGATTTTTTCAACCTATTAAAATTAATAAAATCACCATTAGGTGCTAACTGGAAGTTTTTTGCCACAAGATATTGTGATGCCAAGCGTTTCTATAAAAAACTTAAAAACGGTAGAACTAAACAAATATGGATTACTGATGGAGCGTCAAATTTAGCTGAATTAGGTATTAGAACTAAAAACAGTTTGTTAAGAAGATTAAAATCTGAAGCATTAGATATGCCAGATAAAACCATAACTACAATGTACCATGATTTATCTAAACGTGGTTGGTCAGAATACGAAAACTTGTGGGAAGAGTACTTAGAAAAAAGAGCTGAAGAAGGTAAACGTAAAACAAGTTCAGTACATAAGGACTTAGTTGAATTAGGTCTATTGAGAAAATTCATTGCGATGGAAACAATACCTAAATCAATTGAGTTAGCTGAGGAAGCTATTGAACAAGACCAGAAAGTTATTATATTTACAACATTTACTGAAGAACTAGAGGAGTTATCTGAACACTTCGGTAATAAGTGTGTTATACATAATGGTAGAATGAGCAGTAAAGCTAAGCAAGAATCAATTGATAAATTCCAAAATAACAAGAAAACAAAAGTTTTCATTGGTAACATAACATCAGCTGGTGTCGGTATTACCTTAACTGAGGCCACGGTTGTAATATTCAACTCTTTTAGTTGGGTACCAGGTGATAATGAACAAGCAGAAGATAGAAGTTATAGAATTGGTCAAAAAAACAATGTATCGGTATATTACCAGTTATTTAGAGGTACTATTTCTTTAATGATGTGGTATTCTGTTATGAGTAAACAAAAAAATATTGATGAGATACTAACTAAAGGTGATAAACACAGTGAAAGGATGGCAAATCTTTTGGGTGAGTTAAAAGAAAATGACTTAAAACTATGATTAGAATATATACAAGTGAAGAATGTGTATACTGTAATGATTTAAAAACCAAATTACAGAGGGGTAATATTGAATATACCGACATTGACGTGGATAATGACAAAAATAGAGAACATGTTGATAAATTATATGAGTTTGTTGGTAAATCCATAATACCTATAATCATCAAGAAACCCCATATATTAATACCAACCAGAAGTTTCAATACGATAGATGAAGCAATTGAGTTGATTAAATCATTAGAGTAGTATATTTATTATAAAAATAAACAATGGATTTTTACATAAATAAAGGAAGTACTTTACCTAGATTAAAAATGGAGTTAATTAACGATGGTAGAAATGATTTTGATAATTTTCACGATAGGTTACAGGATTCCATTATTACGTTCTGTATGACTGATGCTAATACAGGAATCAAAAGAATAGGTGGTAAAGAAGCTCTATGTATTTTAAAAGAACCAGAACCTGACAGCATTAGTGAAGAATACTACATCGGCTATCAATTTAGCGAAAAAGAAACTAGAAAAGCTGGTACCTATGTGGGTGAATTCACAATTAGATTTAATGATGGTTCAGGTAAATTAATCGTCCCTATAAAAGACGAGTTATACATCCATATCCTTGATAATTAAATTCCTCATATAAGTTGAAACACTTACATCATCTTTCATTAATTTTGAAGATAACTTAGCATACAAATCATCATCAACTATAAATTGTATTAATTTATTTTTATACCATGAGCGTAAAACCCATTCATCGCTTTTTAGCGTGGATGGGATGTAAGCGACAAAGGTAACTAATTAACCTTGACTTAAAATATATTGACGAATTGTACCTGGATTTACTTCACCTATTGAACAAACAAAATAACCTGCACTCCATAAAATGTTTTTGTACCAGTACTCTCTACGAAGTAATGTGGGATGTAGTAACCATATTTGTTTAGTAGATTGTTGTTTTAACCTACGTACTATTTGAGATATAGACAAACCTGGTAAACACCACTTTATTTTAAAAATTATTACAAAAAACTTGTTTTTCGGTTATTATACTAGTTACTTTGTAGGTAATAAGTATAATATAGTTTTATGATTAACGATGAACAAATATCAAGATTCTTAGAAGGAAGAAACCCTCAAAAATACATTGTAAATGTTGAAATACCTTATGGTGCCGATAAAGTTTCTTTAATAATAAACGACCCAGTTAAGGGTAAATACGTGGTTAAAGATGATATCACGTCGTTTGTTTGGTTTAAGGAACCTATCACAAAAAAAATGTATGGTGGTAAAAGGAATAAGATTAAACAAGCTTGTAAGAAATTCGGCGTTACTATAACTAGACTAAAGACTTCATTAAATAACCAAGGTATTGCACCAAGGATGGAAGATGGTTTTAAGTTTAT